CAAAGGCGCTTCCACTTAAAGATCTAGTTTTTATACACCCCGATCTTTTTTGGTAATCGAAATGCGCGCCGTCGTAAGGACTTGAATTATTGTAGGCTTTTACTTTGCCTTAAAAGTTTGATTAGGTTTTTACTTTGCCTTAAAAGGTTGTATTTTACTCTGTAAAATATAAATATGGGTTGAGTGTTAATCTAGGAGGAGCAGCAGGTCCATCTTCAGTAGATCCTTTGTAAGCGGATGCGGACACTCCATTAAGAGTATATGTACGAAAAATAGGTGCCATACAATGAAAACCAAATCTGGTTTCATCTGTAAAACCGACAAAAGTTGTAATTTTACATGTTACAGCATCATTCCAAAGAATTAAAGAACCAAAATCTGCTATTGACAAAGTGTCAGAAGAATAAGCGAATTTTTGAGGTCCTCCAATAAACTTGTAAATACTAGTGTTTGGAATCACAAATTCATATAATCGAGAAGGTCCACTTACATATTGGGACATTTCAATTAAAGGAAAAGGATAACTTCCAGTTTCGTCATATGGACCTAAATCACCAGTAGGATTAACAACACTTCTTCTAAACTGATTAAGAATAGAATCAACATTGACCTGAGGAGGTGCAAACATAACCAAAAGATCTGGATCGTTCACACCATTAAAAACTTTAATTTTAACCTTCAATCCGACACTCTTACCATAATACATACCTGCAACTAATTGAGGTATGTAACAGTAAAGTTCATTTATTCGTTCTCCTATAAGTTTATTCAAATCAATGACATTAGGTCCTGGTACTAAGGTTAATCCATCAGATTGATACATACGCCTTATAATAGGCCTTATATCAATAGGAGAATATAACCTTTCTTGATGTGCTGTATCAGTATTTATAGAAGTAGAATAAGATTCTAAAGTTGCATCTTTCTGCGGTTCATTCATAACTGTCAAACCCTGAGTAAAATAATCTATATTAGGTTCTAAAGATAGAACCTTCTGTTTTTGTGAAACTACTAAAGCAGAAAAGATATCATCAAAAGTATCCGTACGTGGAAGTACATAAGGAGACTGAACATAAGGTTCAGTAGCATAACCATGGAAAGTTAAATCTTCTCCTCCAGACATATATATATTAAATGATATGGTAGTAGGAGAATCATTAGAATATACTAAAGGTTGAGCTACATAAATATAATACATTCCATGAAAGAAAGCTTCAGTGCTCCTATCAGGAGCACACGGAGTCAACTGATTTCGACACAAATACGGTAATTCTATTGATTGAATTTGACCTCCTGCTGTAAACTCTATCAAATGAGAAGGAGCACTAAGTATATCACTATATCTAGGATAACCACTTGACGCAGAAAATGGAGGATTATAAAGTTGTACAACTCTCAATTTTATCTGTTGTTTATTATTCATAACAGATTGAATATGTATCTTAAGTGATCCTCTCCAAGCTCTAGAAATACTGTGAAATAATTCTAAATTATTTGCTGAGTAAACACTTTGGTTACGTCCATTTAATCCGCCTTGAAAAGGAGAAATAGGTCTAGCCCATTTTAGATTTCCTACTTGATTTGTTTCTCGTACATTAAAAGTACCTAAATACTGAGGTTTACTTAAAATATGCTTAATCGACATTTCATCAACATCAGTATTAAAGATAGGTCTATCTACTATACGATCTAACTCAGGATAAGGATCTAACTTTTCAAAGAACTGTTCTCCTGTGGTATTATTAGGATAATTTCTACGGGTAGTAATCATACGATTATTAATCAAAGGAATATTAGGATTATGTAATCCTGTATAATATTTTATACCTTGTCTTAACACATCAATAGCATCTCCTACTATTTTCTTTGAATAAGAAGTGGTAGCGTCTATAGCTGCTGAAGCGATTGATTGTAGTCCTTGAGTCTTAAATGAATCTTTTAAACCTTGAGTAACGAAAGTAATATACTTAGGACAAGGAACAAAAATATCCAAAGAGCTAAAGCATGCTTCTATTGTTACGTTTAAAGAAGAACTACTTCCATCCGAAAAATTTAAAGGATTTAATACAAATAAGACTAAAGTGCCAAAATCTCCTGGTGTCAACCCTTCACAAACCGCTTGTTTGGTTACAGGAGGGGTGGGGTTAATATCTAAACTAGCTACATCTGTGTTACAGTACCAAGGTACATGTAAAACGCAAGAAGTTGCTTCATTAGCACTAAGAAAACAATGGGGACCTGACAATATACTATTTATAATAGAAGGACCATCAATAAGATCTCCCGGAAAAGGAGGAAGAATACCTGCTATTAAAGTTCCGGCATGACCAATGGTACCTGCTAAAGAAATACTTAAAGATAAATCACTTCTAAAATAAGCTCCTAACTTAAGGGCTGCTTCAAGTGATGGATTTGAGGTAAAAATATCTCCAGGTAATCTTCTTATATTGTGATTTAAATATGTAAGTGCTGGTTCAGTATTCCAAGGTACGCTTTCTACGAAAAACGGCCTGTTTACAAACGGTTTAGCATCTATTCTGTACTCTTCAGAAAAGTCTATAGTTGGGTACTTATTGTGATGTTCCATAGGAACAGTCATATCTCTAGTATTTACACTAGCTATTGATGTTATAATTGATTGTTTATCTGTTTGCATATCATAACACATTTCTGTTGCAAACTTGTTATCTATATTATTTATATTACTAGAAGTATTGATATTAAATCTAAAAGTGACTATCAATAAAATCACTTATATCCTATATTTTCTATTGTATTCAGTAGCGAAGCGCTAGGAAAGCTTCTTATAACTCTATAAATACAATTCAACTTAAGTAAAGCTGGTTACATTTTTCCCAAGCATGGACATTATTGTTCCATATGTTTCATCTTGAGACATCGTTTCTATTATGTGTTCGTCATCGAACTCTGGGAAATAAAAAGATTTTTGTCTAGCCGCAGTGAGGACTTTGTCCTTTAAGACGGGATTTTCGTGAAGGAAAATTTCAAATTGAAATGCAGTCATTTTACCGCTCATAATTTGATCATAATCCCTCTTAGAATCTTTATATCTTAATGAATTACACATTGTAGTTAAAGACAATGGTCCTACCACGGTTTGTAACTGTGTGTGCCATCTAAAATTTCGTTTCAGAAACACACAATCTGCCAAAGGTTTAGACATTTCTGTTATCTCTCCTTTATCTCCATCTGTGTATTTCATGCTTATACTGTGAGCAAAATCTCTTACAGTTATTGCGTTAAAGTATTTAGCTAGTTCCACAGGAGCACCACACATTTTATCATCTCCTAATACAGCATCTATTAATTTATTATAATCTTCAATCGTAGGAATTTTACCATCTTTAGTCATTTCTACAAAAAGAACCAAGGCAGTTATCATTCTGTTAATTAAAGAATTAAAAAATGCTGTAACCCAGCATCCCGAAGGCATCGAATGAGTAGTTAAAATTAACTTCTCCTTAATAAGAACAAATGTTCTTACCATAGAATCTAACAAAACCTTTAAGGTTTCTTTAAACTCTCCGGTATAAAATTCGAATATAACGTCTGATACTGCGTCTTGAACTTGAGCTGGAGCTCCTCCATCCCAATTTCCAAAATCGCCATCAAAATTAATATGACAACTTTTTAGTCTTTTATACAAGCGATTCCACTCTTTATAGGGATTTATTCCTATCATCATTTGATTTTTCCATCTATTCCTTTTACAATGAGTAAATATTTTTCCTAAACATTTTTTCGTCATAAAGGTATGATGTAAAGGAGCAACTCTAAAAGATCTAGGTTTATCTACCTTCTCTTTAAGCCTTAATTCATCTTTAAAAGCTTCATAAAACAATAAATCAGATATATCTAAAGAATCCTCTTTGCATTTAGTTACAAAAGAGTCTAATATATCTTTAAAAGCTGGAGTGATTTCTCCGTTCTTAAAGTCTAAATAATCTTCTTTATCTCTTGCATATCCAAACCCGTTAACCGAACCTTTGTTTAAACTAGATAGCTCCTCCTCTGTAATTCCCATAATGGTCTCTTTATCTGTTAAATCACCAAAAGGTACCATATATTGACGTATACACTTCTTAGCAAATTCAATTGCTTCAGGAGAAATGTGAGGAATAGGTTTTAAAGATTTTTCAGCAATACGTTCTAAAGTTTTAGATCCATAAGAACTAAAATTGGGAGGAAGTTTTTCTCCATGTTCTTCTACTTCTGATGCTAAATCATTATACATTTCACTTTTATTTAAACTAGTTTTACTTAAAGGTTGTTTTGAAGGATATATATCATTAAAAAGCTTTAGGCCAGAATAATCTGTTGCATCATTGTCTTTAATTTCCAAATGTCGACTATTAGTATAAACTAATAATGTTTTCAACTCTTTTAAAATCCTCTTAGGTAAAATAAAAGCAAATCCTTCATTATCGTTTCCTGCCACGTGTAAACCACACAGACCCATTTCAGAATCTACTAATAAGCTTCCACATAATCCTGCAGCAGTAATAGAATAATTAACTCCAGATCCTGCTAATACAGTATAACACTTATTAATCAAAGGATTTTGTACTTGGAATGAGTCTTCGTTAACCGTAAAATTATTATCTAAACTTACGGCTAATTCTGCATTTATAAAGTATAAATGGTGAGGTTTTAGCTGATTTTCTGATTCTAATTCTTTACTAAATAAGGTATGCGTAGCGTCTCTATAAATAGGAATCGTTAGCTGAATTTCAATAACAGCCATATCATATTCTGGCCATTCCTTTATAACTTTAAAAGGTATGTTATTGCATTCAAGAGAATTATTGGTAAAACATTGCCAATCTTTATATATATTAGCTACACCTGAAGTGGAAGAATATGAGTGACATTGAACTATCAATCTCCTTCCTGAAATTATACCTTGAGATATATTTTTAAAACCTGTCGTACTAATTAATTCTATTACTCTCATTCGTGATCTAAGTGAGCTAATGCGAGTATTTAAATCCATAGGTCCTGAGACTATATCATCTAAAGTGTCACAAGTACTGTTGAATATTTTCCTCGGTATTGTGCGATGGATATACTCTCCTTGAGTCTTTTTCCAAAGGTGAACACTTTCTTCTCTATAGCTATTGCTAGACAAGGCTGATATCTCTTTATCGCCCACTAAATAATTAAAAACTTTATTAATAGCAAACGTTATTAGAGTACTACCTAATCCTTGCAGCACGCCTGAAAGTATTGAACCTATCATATCTCTTTCGTCAAAATGACTTCTTAGCTTCTCATAAATATTTAAAGTTTTATCTATGAATTGATGCTTTATGAAAGAAAAATATTCTTGGAATAAACTTACACTATCCTCAGTTAAATCTGACAAAAATGAAAAACAAGACTGTACGTCAAAAAATGCACCGTTGTCATTGTTAGCTTCATTAGGAATCAAACGATTCACGACATCATCGATTTCTCGTTCATCCTCCTGAGATAATACGTTATTCTTAAACATTTCATCTTGTTTTTTAAGGAATAATGTGATCATTGAATATATCCATCCTACAGTATTATTAGTAGATTGAGGTTCGCATTCATTAGGAAGATCGCATCCCGCCTGAGGTCCTATAAAGCTATTAGTCCAAATACGATTAGTAAAATCATATTTTTTGTATTTGATTTTGCCTTGCATAACTCCGTTTTGGAATACGCAGCTGTCAAAATTCAAAACATGACATCTTCTAAATAAAGCTTCTGGTTCGGCTATACAATCGGACTTAGTAAACCCACTTAAATCAGAAAAATGATTAGTCGTAACTAACAACAATTTGCTATCAAAGAATTTTGTATTTTTTAGATCTGCACTAGCGCAATCTAAAGGAAATTTAACAGGAGAAACAAAATTAATTATCTGTCTCCATTGTGAAACTCCTTGCTGTCCGACATCATCCATAACGAATACGTCTTGGCTTTGATAATCGTCATAAAAATCTTTACCAGCATCCACTGTTGGGCATGTGTGGTTATAGACTGAAAAGGCTTTCTTAGTCAAATAATCTACTACTTTGTTCATTATGGTAGATTTACCACATCCAGCCTTACCTTCAAACACAATACAAACAGGTTCATTTCTAGCAGAAGCTTCAAAGTTTGACGCTAATTTGTTCATTAATCCTAAAGTAGTGTACTGTTGTGAATACAACTTGTACGCTGGATTGGCTAACAACGTTTGTATGTAAGCGTTAACTTTAATAGCAGCATAAGTATCTTTAATCAACACTCTGACTGCAGGGTCAAAAATTATTTGGTTATCCCTGTGAAAATCCACTGTCAATTTACTTAAAATTTTTGTTAATTTAACTCCTTTAATAAAGTTTAAAGGTCTTGAAAATAAATCTATTAAAACGGTAACTATCTTTAAATCTAAAGACGTCTTAAGCCACTTTAATATATCAAAAATAACTTCTAAAAATTGTTGAATCATATCCATTATTATATTGGGTGAATCAAGAAGTTTTTTATTGGTAAACAGTGATATTTGCTTAATACTTTTCATAATGTTGTCAGGCAAGCCAAAACATGCTATCATAAGAAGTATGGAATCTACGCTAGTGAATTCTAAATTGGTCAAGGACTGACTGAACATGTTATTTGTTCTACATTTAAAATCATTAAGTCTCATAATCGCAGAATAAATTCTGGTTATAAACTTCAACATGGAAAGAGGTCTCCAGAAAAATGGATCGTTCATTTCCAATGTCAAAGTTAAAACATCTAAAACCCATGATATAATTTGAGGATTATTATAATTTTTAACGACCGAACTCACAAATCGTGTTGTACTATTTACAGAAGAAAATATAGAGTACATAGGGTCTAACAACCCTTGCACATGCATTTTTGGTTTAACTATTACACATGAAAATTTTGAACGTCGTAAGAAGTTCGAAGAATAATTCTTGTATTTAACTTCTAACCATCTTGTTATTACTTTCTTTGAGACCAAAAATAAAATTTTACGTGTGAAATCGAAGAAGAATTCATTATCTTCTCCTTGAGATATATTCTTAAAAATAAAACTACCTACATCACGAGATTTCAAATACTCTCGTATTTGTTGAAAAATTTTTTCCTTTTCATACGATAACGGTTTTATCGTATCACTTCTTAAATTAATTTGTTTTATTTCTTCAAGAGGTGCGACGGTTAAATCATCATCAAAATTGTTATCAAAATTGTTATTAAAATTATTGTTATAAAAATTGTTATTTAAATTAAAATCGAACTTTTGAGACATCAAATGAGTCTTATTAAGTTGGACACCTGTTCTCAACTCGGAATCAGGATTTGATCGCGTTTTTTTCAATAAAAAGGAGTTGTTAATCATTGTATGGTAGCTATCAAGCCTCGGGAACTAGATCTTGGGCACTTGACTGATTTTTATCGTATTTATCGGTCTAATCAACTTTAAAATATATTAGCAAGCGAGACATCGGGAATCTGTAAAGAAAAGGATTATTCTTATTCCTGTGGTTCTCATCTTACTTGTCCATTAAATTGTTGATCTCCGAACCCTCATAATAAACTTTTATTATGCGGGCAACAGTTATCAGCGTTTTATGCTTAATATCAATTACCTTACCGCTGTAGTATCCAAAAACAACCCACCGCAAATGATAGGCTGTTATACTCGAATTCCGCAAAACGCGACTTCCACGTATCGAGCTTTATAGCCTAACACCGTTGACAGGGTTAACTTTTTTCTAAAAAGAAGTACTATTATTTGAATGTTTTTCATAGGAGACCGGTTATTTTAAATATACACGTTCTCCACACGTATATAAATCCACACTTGTGAGTGGTTTGATTATTCTTAATCAACGAGAAAAATTTAAATTCAATACGCCTATACTCAAATACCACAAATAAGATCATTATTTGTGATATGTGATTATAGA